TCTCCTGATCCGCACACCTGGAATGTCAAGGTTGAATCTAGCCAAGGTTGGCATAAGGAGTATGACGATATCTCTACGGGGGATACGTTAGACTTCTCCATTAAGACCAATTTTGGATCGACCAAAATTACGCTCAAAATCTGGAGCACAAATGGCGCTGCTGACGCAGGGCTTCAGGGGACGATGACACTGGATGTATAGTCTTAAGAAGGGGATAATCTGATGCCTGCTGGAAAAGGGACTTACGGAAAACAAGTCGGTCGGCCACCGAAGAAGAAAAAACTACCAGCATTTGGTGGGGGTGGTTTATATAAAAAGAAGAAGCCTAAAGCTGGAAAAGCCACCTAATGGCTGACACACCCCTTATTCCGCCGTTGGATATGGAACGTCCAATAAGGACGGATGTTATTCTTGAAGACGATGAAGTTTTTGTAGATGCTCCGGATATGGAGAACGGAATAACTCAAGACTTCAATATTGACATAGATCCGGAGACAGATGAAGAGGGCAATACAATTGTTGCATTTGGAGAAATGCCCTCCGAACCTATTTCTGATGATTTTTATCGTAATCTTGCTGAGGAACTCGAGCAGCGTGATCTAGGTGCTTTGGCAAATGATATATTGTCAATGTACAAAGAGGACCGTGAAAGTCGGGCATCTTGGGAACGAACATATAGTGAGGGGCTGAGTCTTCTTGGAATGGAGACAGACGAGCGGTCTCAACCGTTTCAGGGGGCTTCTGGTGTTTATCACCCCCTTCTCAGTGAAGCAGTGGCGCAATTCCAGGCTTCAGCTTATAAGGAGCTTTTACCAGCGGGTGGTCCCGTAAATACACGGGTAGTGGGACGATCTTCCCCCGAAAAAGAAGAGCAGGCGACTCGTGTAAAGGAGTTTATGAATTATCAGATTACGGAGGTTATGCAAGAGTATGACCCCGAACTTGATCAGATGCTCTTTTACCTCCCACTTTCGGGCTCCTCATTTAAAAAAATCTACTATGACGAAGGTTTGGGTCGAGCGGTCAGTAAATTCATCACTTCTGAAGATCTAGTAGTTCCCTACGAAACAACTGATCTTTTATCGGCCACCCGAATCACACACATGATTCGGCAAAATGCAAATGATATCCGGAAACTTCAAGCAACAGGATTCTATCGCGATATCGAACTTGTTCCTTCAGAAGAGCCGCAAACGGCGATCACTGAAAAGATAGACCAAATGGAAGGGCTTTCGCCCACCGCTTATAATTCCTCTGATGTCATGACTATCCTCGAATGTCACATAGACCTTGACCTTTTGGGATTTGAAGACGCTCGTGAGGATGGTGAGCTAACTGGGATTAAGCTCCCCTATATTGTGACAATGGAGGAGGATTGCTCACAGATCCTTTCCATTCGCCGGAACTGGGAAGAAAACGATTCGCTTCAAAAGAAGAAGCAATATTTTGTTCATTACAAGTTTCTTCCTGGGTTAGGATTTTATGGGTTTGGGTTGATCCACATGATTGGTGGCTTGAGCAAATCAGCCACCAGTCTTATGCGGCAGTTGATTGACGCGGGAACCCTGGCCAATCTTCCGGCGGGATTTAAGGCGCGGGGGCTACGGGTTCGGAATGACGACGAGCCATTGCAACCTGGAGAATGGCGGGATGTTGATGCACCAGGGGGTGCACTCCGTGATTCCTTATTGCCGCTGCCTTATAAAGAGCCTTCCGGTACACTGCTAAACTTACTTGGAATTCTTGTTGATTCTGGACGGCGGTTTGCTGCCATCACAGAAATGCAGACCGGCGACATGACAGAGGCCATGCCTGTAGGGACTACTGTAGCCTTACTTGAAAAAGGCATGCAGGTTATGTCGGCTATCCATAAGCGGCTACATTATTCGCAAAAAATCGAGTTCCGCTTGCTGGCCGAGACCTTCAGCGAGTATCTCCCTGAGGAGTACCCGTTTGAAGTTTCCGGTGGCGAGCGGATCGTTAAGGTTAATGACTTTAGTGATCAAATAGACGTTTTGCCTAATAGTGACCCGAATGTGTTCAGTATGGCGCAACGGGTAATGATGGCCCAAACCCAACTGCAATTGGCAACGTCAGCACCTCAGATTCATAACCTCCGTGAAGCCTACTTTCGAATGTACCAGGCGCTTGGAGTCCAGAATATTAAGGATATCCTTCCTGCCACTGAGCCTGAGAATTCAAAAGATCCTGCCTCTGAAAACGCGGATGCACTAATAGGCGCACCTTTGAAAGCGTTTATTCATCAAGATCACGAGGCTCACATAGCCACTCATATGGCTTTTATGCAAAATCCTGTGTTCCAGAATAATCAACAAGCGATGCTTGTTTTACAAAGTCACATTCAAGAACACTTTGCAATGCTTTATCGTCAACAAGTTGAACAGATGATCGGAAGACCACTGCCTACAGAAGACGAGCAGATTCCTCCAGAACTTGAGAATCAAATCGCACAGGCTGCTGCTCAGGCAACTCAACAAATTAGTGCGCAAGCACAACAGTTTGCACAGCAACAAGAGCAGGGTGGTATTGATCCACTTGTTCAAATTCGTAAGCAGCAGAGCGTATCTCAGTGCAGCGTGAGAAAATGCAAGTGCAATGAGATGAATGCTTTAATTTTCTCTCCTGGAGAAATAGTAAGTATTTCATTGTTAGTAGTGGTTATAATTTTATTGATTCGTCAACCGAAGAAATGAGTATAGGAAGGACAATTTAATGAAGACAGCAACTAAAAAGAATGGGATTACAGAAGTTCTATCTACCCCCATTATTTACCAAACTAAGATGTTCAAGGCTGATGGT